CGATATCTTCGCGCTGGACCTCTTCGCCGACCCAGCGCAGTTTCAGCACCGGTTGCGGGCCGCTGGTGATGACTGACAGGCGCAGAGTGATCTGTTGTTCGGTCAGCCCTTCGTACGGAATGGTGCGAAATTGCAGGGACACCGGCAGCGTTTCTTTACTGCGCGCCTCGATCTGGTCCATGGCGCTACGGCTGGCACTGGTATCGCCCACGGTGGTTTCCGACTCGCTCGACGCCTTAATGGTGATCGTGCGCACGGCCGCGATGGCCTTGGCAACTGGGATTGGGTCGCCCGCTTCGTCAACCGGGGTAAGGTACTGGTGCCAGTCTTCGATCCAGTCGCTCAAATCCTTCTGGCTGATACCGCGCCCGCCGATGCTTTGGGCGGCGGTATAGCCGGCGGTTGGCTTCAGCTTTAGTACGGCGCGGTCATCTGCGTGGCCAGGTTCTTCGGCGTTGCCCAGGTTGAACAGCAAAGTGCAGCTCATTGCGTCCTGGTCGATGAAGCCGCGTGCGCCAGGCGCGGCTCGCTCAACTACGTAGGTGCCAAAGTCGGCCAAGGAGTGGGTGCTATAGGTGCCACGGAAGCGGCTGCGCCCCGCCTGGTAGTTCTCCAGGTTGATGATCGTCGCGCTGTCCGGAACCATGACGGTAGGCGCATGCGTATCCAGCGTTTTGCCGGTTGCAGCAAGCGCGGTGTCGTTGATGAGCTGAATTGCTTCTTTGGTAAGTGACATCGGTTATTTCCTTGGATTGCGGAAGGGAGTGGAGCGGGGTGGATCAGGTGCGTTTGGGGATTGGCGCGTCTTCGCGGGTGAACAGCTGATCATGCTTTTCCGCGAACAGGGTTACGCGGCCGCCGGTGCCCACATGCATGGGCGTGTCGAGGCTGGTGTTTTCGCTACGGGTGCCCCGCTTGGTAGGCACCTTATAGTCAAGCTTGTGCTTGATCTTCACCTGGTGCGATTCGCCGATCTGGCTGAAATCCAGGGTGATGACCACCTTCCCGGCCTTGCCGTGGTCAACAACCCCCGCGGCTACTTCGGAAAGGGCGTGGCCGATTTGGCTAGCGAAGGCGCCGCCGTTGAGTTCTTCCAGAAACTCGGCTGTATCGGTTGCTGTGGACATGGTTGTTTCTCCGATTGAGGATTTATTCCGCTGGCCGGCAGTGCGAGCCAGGTTTGACGTTTGCGTTGCGGAACCACACGCTTGATCTTGCTCATGGGTGGCACACTTCCATCAGGTGAGTGCGCGCACCGGTATAGGGCTTGGCCTGCAATCGCTGCCTAGGCATTGAGTAAACAGCCCAGGCTTGCTTGCTACATGCGGCCATCATCGCGGCGTACTTGATGACGCTGAGTGCGTCAGTCGATTCACGGGCGTGCATGCCGAGAGCCCTTCGACCTGTTGTCGATTCCGATGTTGTTGATCTCGGCTATCTCGCGCAGAACCGCCCGGGTGATGTCCAGGGCGGTACATATCTCGGCCTGGTGGGCGCCTGACTCAGCTAAAGCTTTGACTTGAGCGACCAATGAGGCCCTGGCACTGCGCCGCGATTCCATCGTTTTAGCGGTGCAGGTCGAGAACTCAAAACCATGCTTTGCCGCAATCCGGTTAATTGCGCGAGTGGACCTGCCGAGGGCCTTGGACGCAGCAAGGATGCCCGCGTCCACATACTGGGGTAGGGCTGCGGCTACCATCGGCTCAGCAGCCTTGTGGGCGTCCCATCTCATGCCGTTGCGCTCCTCACGCCGCCTTTTTCATCAGGCGGATAACCATGTCGTCTACGCCACGAAGGAAGTCGATCAGCTCGGCCTCGTACTCGTCGATTACCTTTTCATCACGTTCAACGCGATGGATGAAGAGCTGCAAGTGCTCAGGCATGCGCGGGTCGAACGAAACAAAGTCAGCGAACTCGGCATCCGACGCCCACATGTTGTGAATTATCTGTGGGACATGCTCTGGGGGGAGGCGATCAGCCTCAATGTAGCCAAGGTGCGTTGCGCTCTTTGGGCACTTTGCCTCCCATACGCCCTTGCGCCCGCCGTCCTGAATGAATCCGTCCACGCTGCAACCGGCCATAAAGTCGGTCAGACAAATGAATCCGCACTCCTTAACAATGAGGCCAGTCCTCTCCTCGTAGGCCATTCTGGCGAATGGCTCTTGTTCAGTCCCCCACATCATTTCCTTACTGATAAAGAAGTCGTCAGCGGGCATGCCGGTCAAGCGCTCAAGGCCAAGCTGAATCCGGTAGTCACGGCGCGCTGCGGCTTCGCCAGACTTTATCGCCGCGACGATATCTTTTGCCCGCGACCCTGTAGCACGGCCAGCACGGTCCTGCTTCCACTCAAGAGTTCCTTGAGGGTGAATTGAGATAGTTGATTTCATTGGGTTATCTCCTCGAATTCGACTTCTTCTTCGCTAGCAGGATCGTTCTGCTGATCTTCGACAGCGGCGTCTTCCGGCTTGGCCTGCTCAGCACTTTTCAGTTTTTCGCCGCATGCGACGACACATTCCTTGAACAGGTCGTAGGACGTTTTGTCCTTGGTGTCGTTGATGGCAGCAATGCCAGCCTTCCAGACGCCGGTTAAAGCCTCCTGCGTGGGCGCCGATTCCGCCTGGGCGATCCAGTGATCAGAAAGCGCCGGATCGTGCGGCACAGGGGCGGGCTTTTGGCTGGAAGGCTGCGCCTGCTCCTGCGGCCGCAGCTCTTCAGGAAGATCTTCGATGTCCTGCGTGAAGATGTCCGATGCTGCGGTGACGTTGAGCGTCATGGCGATCATGGCCCGCTTGCAGGCCATCTTGAGGATGGTGTTGGCCAGGTCGGCCGGCTCGGTGCGGACCTGGTCGGTGGTGTTACCGTTCTTGTAGTACTTCTTACGGCGCAGGTTCTCTGGGGTGGCGTCCAGCTCTGCTTTGCATATCACGCTGCGCCACTTGTACTTCTCTTCGCTGGAAGAGCATTCGCCAACACCTTCGCCGAGTGCTACGCCGGTCATTTGGTGACGACCTACGCAAGTGACCCGGTAGCGCGCCACACCTGGGCCGGACAGATCTTCGATTCGGTATTCCTGCGCAACCCGGAAGGTCACACAGAGCACCTCTGCACCCGGCTTGTACAGGGTTGGTTTCTGGGTTCCAGGGATGGTGCCGTAGTGGGTTTCCCGCTTCATGATGCCCTGCATCACTTCCTGCACCAGGTTCACGCGTTGGCGAATCTCTACGGCCGAGAAGCGGTGAACCTCGGCGGCGGTGAGTCCGGCACTCTCACGCGCCGGCATTTGGATAATCTCGTTCATGACGACCTCAGTAGGTGATTGCGATTGCTGGAATCTTGCGCTGGGCAATTAGGGTGACGGCCTGTTTGGCGCACTCCTCGGTCATGCCGCCGGCGATAAATGCATCTAGCGCGGCACGGTTGATCCTTGCCTTGTGCGCCTTGTCGGCTTCACGGGCCGCTGCCTGGCGCAGGATTTCGTCAGCGGCGGCGTCGGCTCTGGCTTGCTCTTCCAGCCGGGCCTGCTCAACGGCTTTTTTCTGATCTTCGATGCCCTGCAGGCGGTCGCGCTCAGCCTTCTGTTCGGCCTCGACCTTCTCGCGCTTCGCCTGTTCGGCCTGGCGTTCAGCTTCAGCGGCTTGCAATCTCAGATCGCTTTCACGTTTCTCGGCTGCCGCCTTTTCATCACTGACGCGCCGGGCCTCGGCTTCGCGATCACTTAAGGCCTTTGCCTCGGCTTCGCGGGTGGCCTGCTCTGCGGCTTCGCGGGCAATGCGATCCTCATTGTCCTTCTTATCGCGAGCTTCCTTCTCCAGGCGCAGGCGGGTCAGTTCGGCCTGCTCGGCTTCGTACTGGGTGCGTTCGGCCAGCAGGGCGCGCAGCTTTGCCAGCGTCTCATCCTTCACCTGGGCGGCTTCAGGCAAGAATTCTTCCCAGGTGTTGTTGATCTCGACCATCTCAACGATGGAGATGATGTAGCTGACCCGCTCAGCGGTTGTCGCGTCTTCGAAAATTGCGAAGTCCTTAATGCTCTGGATGGCATCGACGTGCTTGTCTTTTCGTGCCTGCTCGGCTGCTTCCCAGTCGGTCAACGGCTTGCGAACCTCATCGCGCAAGGTGTTCATGGCGTTCACAAATTCGCGCAGCTCATCCTCGACCACTTTTGGCAGGCTTTTGATGTGGCGTAGATAATCGCGCCCAGGCTTCTCGACAGAAGCCTTGCGCTTGCTGACCGTCGCGGAAAGGCTAGCGATGCGCTCTCTACCCTTTCTGGTTGTAAGGTCGGGAACCTCTGCGCAGACCTCATCCTTAACCGCATCAATGAAGCGACCAAGGCCCCCAGCTACAAAAATGGCCGGCGCGTTGTCGGCGCTGATGTCGTCGATGGTTACAGCAAGTTGATTTGCGGACATGACTATCTCTCCGCGCCACCGGAGAGGGGCGCTGTGAAGGGAGTTATTGGGTGGCTTTGGCGATTGTTTGTTCAAAGCGGGCAGCAAGTCTGGCATTTACCTCGGCTTTCTCGATGCTTTCGGCGGTGCCCTTGGCTCGGTGCAGAGCCTCGTAATGGCGCAGCGTGCCAGCGGCGACAATCAGATCATCCAGAAGACCTGGCGCTTGGGCGATCAGTTTTGCGTCGGCCTCTTCGTAGACCCAATCGACGACCTGCTCCTGGTCTTCGTTGAAGTCGATGGCGAAGGCGCGCTGACCGGGCACATTGCTGTGCGTAACCTCGCGGACTGTCCACGGTGCTGGGGTGTGCTTTTGCATGGTGGTTACCTATTGAGTGATCTTCCCGGCGTATGCGCTTAGCACCATCCAGGTCGTAAAGAATGCGAGTGCTATGGCAGACCCGCGCCAGAAGCAGTAGCGCTTGGCTCTTTGGTAATTGGTCATGGCTTTACCCTCAGGCCTGCGGCTTCGATGGCATCGCGGCAGCCACGCAAGATGAAATTGCACTCTGCCGCGCAATGCTGCTCGAAACTTGGCAGGCCTCCTTCGCAATCGCCAGGGCCACGCCCGAGTGGATTTTCTGCTGGCAACTCCACCTCAATGGCTGCGCGGGAGGCTTGCCATATTTCTTGAGCCGCCTCCTCAGAAACTCCAGCGTCCTCAAGGCGATCCATTACTCTGAATGGGTATGAACCACTCATCCACCACACCTCAAACTCTTTGCGCATGCTCATAGGCTCACCCGGCAAGTCCAGCGGCCCGCACACTTGCAAGGCTGCTCGATCCATTTCACGTTTACCAGAAACAAGAAACCCTGATTTCTCAGGGCCTCGGCGATACCTTTGAATGATCCGGCGATGATGGTCACGGCTCGTTCTCCTCTGCCTGGGCGATCAGTGCGTCATCGACCAGAGGCAGAAGTAGGGGGCTGGCGATTTGGCGGAGTTGTTCTTTTGGATCATCGACCGCCATCAGATCCTTGGCGCCGTCACGCGCTAGAAATCGATCTCCCAGCAGGCCAGCGATTACCATTTCGCCAATCGCGCAATTGCTTTTACTGTCACTGTTGATCGCGAACTGCTCGACCTTGGCGGCGAAGGCCTTGAACGTCACGCCCTGCGGGGAATGTAGGCGACGCTTGAACTTCACGTCGCTGCGCCGATCAATCAGCGTTTCAATCGCGTTGTCGATCCACTCCTTGCGGGCAGTCTCCAAAGCCGACTCACTCACTGGAGGCGGTGGGCGGTTATCAAACTCAAACTGAGCTTTTCGTTGTGTGTTCATGGATGCCTCCAATGTGGCGGAGAAGGGTAGGTGCCGGTCAGCCCCGGCTTGCTCACCACTGCCCAGGTGACGGGGTTTGCGCTAGGCTGAGCGCTCTCACACAACACAGCCACGCAAAAAAGGGTTACCAATGAGCGATAAAAAGGAATCGGGCGGCGAAAGCTTTCGGGTGAAAGTCCATGACCACCAGCCGGCCTTTGCCAGAAAGGCTCAACCAGTTCCGCCACCACCACCACCGCCGACCGAAAAGCAGTAGGCGATCTAAAGGTAAAAAACGATGAGCCAAGAACGTGCAAGTGATGCGAAATTTGAGTTGTACAACTCGTTCTGCGTAGAGGAGGTGTCTGAGGCATTCAATCGCCGCCTTGACCGCTTTCTAGCGTTGATGCTGTTCGTTCTTGGCGCTTCGATCATCGCCACAGTTACCTCCCGAACGGTTATCGGGCTGATGGTCGCGATCATTTCCGGGCTTCAAATTACGTACAAGTTCGGCGAAAAGGCAGGCAAAAGCAAAAGTCAGAAGTCGAGATACGCCGAACTCATGAGTACGTGCAATTCGAT